CGGCGTGGGCTAGGCCGACAAGCGCCGGAACTGCTGCAGGACGAGAAATTTGTAGCAAGTTCCACGGTAGCGCTGCGCCTTATGTTTCTTATGGTTTGCAATATCATAATTTATCTGTAAATAGTCGCTTTTCTTTTGCGGTTGGCACTCCCTCCGGAGGAGACGGCGGCTATCACCTCTTAGAAACCGTTTCGGCCTCTGCTCTAAATCAGTGGTATCATGTTTGCGGTACTTATGACGGAATAACAATAAGGATTTTTTTGAACGGAGTGCAAGCTAATACTCTTAGCTTAACTTCTTCGATGGTGTTTACCACACAGCCGTTTTCGATAGGGAGATGGTTAGGTAATTCCAGTACTAATGAAGCATTCATTGGACAGATTGATGATGTTCGCATTTATTCACGCGTCCTTACCGAACCCGAAATAAAACTCCTCGCAAGTCGCCCAGGCATCGGCCTACGCCAAGAGTCGCACCGCAACACGTTTTACCAGTTTCCAAGTGGCGCACGACGACGACGAATCCTAACAGGTATGCCATAGAATGTTACTTAAACTAAGCACAGCAACGACTGTTACGATTGGCCCAGTGCTAGATGCCGACGGTGCAGCCGTGACAACGGCAGTCGTGACTAATTTTAGCCTCGTCAAAAACGGCAGCAGTGCAGCGCTGACGACGGAGACGCTAACGCATCTGGCAAACGGTTACTACACGTTGGCACTGACCAGCGGTAACACAAATACACTTGGAAACCTCGAAGTGTTTGTCAACAACACGGCGATGAGCATGACGGTGTTTAGGTACAACGTGATTGCAGCCCAGGTGTACGATTCGGTTGTTAGTGGCAGCGATTTGCTGCAAACCGATGTGCGTGAAATGCTTGCCGATGTCATCACAAGTACGGTACTAGCAACCAGTGCAGTCGATGAAATTGTCGACGGTGTTTGGGACGAAGTGCTAACCGGCGCGACACACAATATCGCATCGTCAGCAGGTAGAAGACTAAGACAACTAGCAAGCGTCATCGTCCGCGCAGGAACGGCGCAAGGGCCAGGAACGGGCAACAATCAAATACAACTTGATTCGGGTGCAAGTTCAACGAACGGCGACTATGATCCAGGTCTGTTGTTTATTGAGAACGGTACAGGTGCAGGGCAGGCACGATTGATTTTGCAGTACAACGGCTCAACGAAAGTTGCAACCGTCGACCGTGATTGGCGAGTAAACCCAGACAACACCAGTGAGTTTGTTATCCTAGCCGATGCTGGTAGGGAATCAGTCAACGAAGGTTTGGCACAAGCAGGGACGACGACGAGCATAACGCTCAATGCAAATGCCAGCAGCAGCGACGATGCGTACAACGGGCAGTTGGTATTTATTCGGTCGGGCACAGGCCAGGACCAAGTTGCACTCGTCGAAGATTATGTTGGATCGACGAAGGTTGCGACGATTAGAACGAGGGCAACAAACGGGCAATGGAGTGTTGTGCCGGACACAACATCGGCGTATGTGATGATACCGAATCTGACGTTTACCGTTAGCGAGATACAAGCAGGGCTTGCGACAAGCAGCGGTGTCACAAGTGCGTTCACGGAGATCAAGGGAGCGGGCTGGAGTTCGGCAAGTGATACACTGGAGAAGATCAGTGATGCGGCTGGTCCGGGTGTAGTGAATGTGGCACCGCTTCAAGCGGTTGCGCCTAATCGTGTTGCTGGCACAGAGGTTGTCACTTATATCAGTGACACCTCCAGTATTGGCCCGATTGCCATCACAGATGCCGATGGCGATGCTGTGGATCTCAGTGCTTTAACGCTTAAGATTTGCATTGAAAAAGTGGACGGGACAATCCTAGCCAACCTTACACCAACAATCAGCGGAGTCAGCAATAATCAGGTCACATTTACCCCTAACAGTGACAGTGTCGCGAAGACAGGTATTTACCGCTGGGCACTACGCCGGACGAGCAATAATCAAGTGTATGCGTACGGGGACTTTGTTGTTGATCCTGCTGCAAGGATTAGCTAATGGCACTCACGTTATGTGCTTGTGGTAATTGTCATCCAAAAAACGAGGCATGTGGCAAGTGCCGCCATGGGAGAGTCCCGTCGCACCAAAAAACAACAAAAGAGCGAGGCTACGATAGCAAGTGGAGATACATGTCTGAGTTGGTTCGAAAGGAAGAACCATTGTGCGTGGACTGCCTTGAAAGAGGATTTGTCAGCCCAGCAGATGAATGCCACCATAAAGTCAAGATCAAAGACGCTCCCCACTTAAGATTGGCGAGGGATAATGTTATTCCTCTTTGCAGGGAGTGTCATAGAGTGAGAACGGAGAAAGGCGAATGAGCGGGATTGCAGGTAGAAGCGGTGGAGGTAGATTACACGGAACTTACGACACCTCTGAGTACGATGGTGGTCCAATAAAACCGAAAGGCATGTCGCAGGCGCAATCGGATGCCTGGGATGAGGTAATTAGCCGATTGCCACAAGAGGCACTACGCAAGTGCGACAGCTATTTACTTTTTGAACTTTCAGGCTACATCGTTGCCAGTCAGAAGGTAATGGGTGAGTGGCTCGTCGATCCGTCGGACGTTGTGCTTGCCAAAATCAAGAATCAGACAACGCAGAAAATACAATCGCTTTCCGCACTGTTCGGTCTTTCGCCGGCAGACCGCAAGAGAATTCAGATTGCCACACCAAAAGAAGAAGAGGATGAACTAACCGAGTTTACATGATCGCCAACGTAACCGCCAAGGATAAAGTCGATTCCTATGTCGCTGGGGTGCTAGAAGGAAGCATCGTAGTTGGTAGGTGGGTGCGGCTGGCGATTGATCGGTATCTTAAGGATCTTCAGCGGCAAGATACGCTCGAGTTTCCTTTCCATATAGACGAAGCAGAAGCTGAAAAGGCATGCCGCTTTTTCCCGAAGGTTCTCCGTCATAGCAAAGGCGAATGGGCAGGTCAGCCATTTGGCCTCGAGCCATGGCAGGCATTTATCATCTGGAATATCTTTGGATGGAAGCGCGAAGATGGCACACGCCGGTTTCGTAAGGCAGTCATTCTTGTGGCTCGAAAGAACGGCAAAACGCAGCTCGGTGCAGGCATCGCGCACAAGACGGCGGTCGCTGACCAGGAGGCAGTCGCAGAAGTCTATTGCGCAGCAACAAAGAAGGATCAGGCTATGGTCCTCTTCGATGAAGCAGAGCGAATGGTAAACAAGGCCCCTGCACTGGCAAAGCATGCTACGTGCCGGCACCACAGAATTTTGTTTCCATCCACTGGTAGCAAAATTATGCCTCTGGGCTCAGATAAGCCGTTTGACGGGTTGAATCCGCATGGAATCGTGCTGGATGAATTGCACGCTTGGCGCGATCACCACAAGCCGTTTTTTGATACCATGGTGACTGCTGGTGCTGCAAGACGGCAACCGCTGCTGCTCGTCATTACGACCGAAGGCGATACTAACAGCAAGTTATGGATCAACGAGCGCAATTATTGCTATGGAGTGCTGCAAGATTTGTATCAGGACGAAACGCTGTTTGCTATGCTTTACGCGATCGATGAAAAGGATCAGTGGGACGATCCAGCCGTATGGGTTAAAGCCAACCCCAATTTGGGCGTAAGTGTAAAGCCTGAATACTTGTCGGAGTTCTGTAATGCTGCTCGCCATAACAGTGAAAAGAGAAATCAGTTTCTGAGATATCACTGCAATCGCGTTGTATCTGCGACAGAATGGGGCATCGACCTGCAGGCGTGGAATGCATTGGCATCTCCGCTCAGCGACTGGAAAGAAGCTGAGGTCATCACCGTTGGGTTTGACTTAGGCGGCTGGGACGATTTGGCGGGTGTGGCGTACTGTGCTAGATTTGTCGACGGGACAGAGATTGGCGAAGACGGCAGCGAGCGAACTAGCTACCGATACGAATTTAAAACGCAGGCGTACCTGTATACGACCGGCAAGCGTGATGTCAGTAAACTCCCTTGGGTCGATTGGTGTCATAGCGGCCTTGTAAGGCGCGAAGAATTTGTTATCGCCGCAATCAAGCGGCAAATCCTGGCCGATCATGAGACATTCGGCTTTGAAAGTATTGCCTACGATCAATTTAACGCACAACAACTCGGTGAGGAGTTGACCTCCGCTGGAATTAAAGCCGTGAGCTTCCGGCAGAACTTCCTGATGTACAACGAACCGCTGCACAACTTTTTATCTTTGATAGAACGCCAAAAAATTCGGCATGACGGAAATGCTATGCTAAGTTGGTGTGCCGGCAACCTAGCCATTAAGCGTGACAGCGCCGATCGCTGGATGCCGTGCAAGAAAAGCAGCAAAGATAAGATCGATCCACTGGTTGCATGCCTGATGGCCTTCCGACTGGCAATGCTTTCCCCTCCCAAGCCCAAAGGTAACTTATTCGTCTACTAGGAGTACGCGATGGCGACATTGGCTAGACCAGTGCAATGGTTAATTGATTTCTTTACCGGCGGCGCTAATGAGGGCGATCGCAGGGTTACGCCAGATTCCGCACTATCGTACGCACCGATTTGGTATGCGGTCAATAAGATCTGCAACAACATTGGTCAGTTGCCGCTTAACTTCTACCGCCGCACTGACGACGGCAAGGAGCGGGCGAACGATGACGATCGGCACATGTTATTGCACCTTAAACCTAATGCGTTTCAGACTGCCTGCATTTTTAAGTCCCAGGTGATGTCACATGCACTGCTATGGGGAAATGGCAGGGCCTATATCAACCGTTCTGGGAGAAGAATTGCAGAACTAATACCAATCCTGCCAGATCGGACAATTACAGTCCTTATCGAAGGCGAAAAGTATCACCTGACGAAACCCGATGCTCATGATCGCCTCAATCTCTTCGAGACCTTATCGAATGAAACAGGCATGAGAGATGTCATTATCCTGCGAGATAGCGAGGTAATGCACATTCCAGGCTTTGGATACGATGGCATTGAAGGCCTTTCTTTGCTGCAGATAGCGGCCAGAAGCTGGAACGCAGGCATCAGCGGCGACAAGCGATACAATACCCAGGCAAGCAAAGGATTCGCGGCCAAGTTCATGATTGAGGCACCTAGTGGGATGTTTCGCAATGAGCAAGACGCTAAACAGTTCTTGCACATGTTTAATGAATATCATGCCGGCCCCGAAAACTCCGATAAGGTCGGACTGCTTCGCGAAGGCATGAAACTGCAAACCATGGCGATGAGCAATCAGGATGCACAGTTCCTTGAAAACAGGCGTTATCAGCGACAGGAAGCGGCGCTATGGTTTATGCTCGAAACGATTCTTGGTGACGGATCATCCGAGACCTACAGGTCGTTTGAGCACAAAAACATGGCGTATCTGACAAACTGCCTAATGACATGGATCGTTAAATGGGAACAGGAACTCAACTGCAAGCTTCTCTCATCGAGGGAGATTCGAAACGACAGTCATTTCTTCAAATTTAACACTGGAGCATTCTTGCGTGCTGATTTCGCAACTACCATGCAGTCGCTCAGAAGTGGCGTTGAAGCTCTAATTCTTTCGCCTAATGAGGCTCGAGATATCCTTGACTTCAATCGCCGAGAGGGTGGCGATGACTTTATTAACCCGAATACCATGTCCCCAGAGCAGGCAACGGTCGAGGTAGAAGAGCCGGAGGAAGAGGAGCCTGAAGAGGAGGAGGATGACCAAGACGCGCCAGACATTGCTGGGCCTAGCAATCAATACGAAGGCATCAATTTTACTCCACCAGAGGGCGTTCGTAGTGAAGCGAAAAAAGGCCTTGAGTGGCGACGGCAATACAACCGTGGGGGAACCGCTGTGGGCGTGGCTAGGGCACGAGATTTGTCTTCTGGCAAGAATATCTCTCCAGATACCGCCAAGCGTATGAAGTCGTATTTTGCACGGCATGAGGTCGACAAAAAGGGCAAGGGCTTTTCTCCGGGCGAAGATGGATATCCAAGTGCAGGCCGAATCGCATGGGCACTTTGGGGTGGCGATGCCGGTCAAGCGTGGGCAAATAAGCTAGTCAGGCAGATGGAGTCCAGTCAGGCGAATGCTCAAGAAAATGGACCCTCTCGTTCGGCAGAGCGGATTGCAATCAGGTCTCACCTAGAGCATCTCGTAGGAGTCGAGCAAAAAAGAATTCTCGAGTTTGCAAAAAACCCGAAGAAGTTTACCGACAAATCCGAAGCATTTTATTCTAAGTTTAGCACCACGCTTGCAGCTGCGATCGCTAAGTTTTCAACAGATGATGGCAAAGCCCAAGGCTGGTGCGATCAGAGTCGTCAGATTTTGTTACAGGTTTCCGAATGCCAACCCGATCAGCTTATCTCAAAGATTGAAGAAGAATTCGCGACTTGGGGCAAGCGTATCGATACTCTAACCGATAAGGTGCTTGAAGATGCTTAATATTCAGGGAAATGAACTGTTTCTTTATGGTCTCATCGGCCCCAGCGAACTTGGCTATATCAGTGCCATGGATTTCATTGATGCGATCAGTGGGTTTCAAGGCAAGGATATTGGCCTAAGAATTATGTCTGCAGGCGGAAGCGTCGATCAGGGCGTTGCCATTTACAATGCCATTAAGCGACGGCGTGGCAAGACTACGGTTTACATCGACTCCATAGCCGCATCGATCGCATCGGTGATTGCCATGGCTGGCGATACGGTGATTATGTCAGAGGGGTCAAAGCTCATGATCCATAAGCCTTGGACGATCGCTGCAGGAAACGCAGACGGCATGCGAAAAATGGCAGAGTTACTTGATAAATACCAAGAAGGCCTTGTAGATATTTACGTCAATCGAAGCGGCTTAGATCGCCAGCAAGTGATGCAGATGATGGCCGATGAAACGTGGATGACCGAAAAAGAAGCTGTGGAACTTGGCTTTGCAGATTCTGTTGAAGGCGTCGCGAAGGAAGCTGCGCAGGTGCCAAGGAACGTCTTTCAGAATGTTCCGCAAGATGTAAATCAGATCGAAATAAAGTCAACCAAGCGGCTCGACCAAGTGAAACTTGCCATGAAAATTCGCGAACTTATGTCTCTCGATTTTCGGGAAATTTGACACGCAGATCAAATTTGTTAATATGTAACGCGACGAACCAATCATCGCAGCTAGTGAGTGGCATGATGCGGATCAAACACGTTTTGATTTGCAGGTGCCACTTTTTTGTGCGCTCCTGCTAAGTTTCATTTTCTACAGGA